ACCTAGCGGTGCCGCTGCGGCAAGGAAATCGATTCAACGGGTTATCCCCTGGCTCCAGGGTTATGAGGAGATTGTCCTGTTCTTCGACAATGACGAGGCAGGCCGTAAGGCAGCGGAGGAAGCAGCAGGCGTCCTACCACCTGGCAAGACGAAGATCGCCCGTCTGGAGGCGTACAAAGATGCCTCCGATGCCTTACAAGCCAACGATTCGGAATCGATTCGCAGAGCGATTTGGGATGCTAAGCCGTACCGTCCTGACGGCATTGTCGATGGGAAAAGCCTCCTTGAATTAGTAACCACACCATCACCCCCAGCGGACCATGACTACCCGTTTAGAGGAATACAGAACAAACTGCACGGGATCAGATATGGCGAGCTTGTCACGATTACTGCAGGATCTGGTATCGGAAAATCCTCGTTCTGTCGTGAACTTGCATCTAACCTTCTTAACAAAGGAGAACGGGTTGGTTACCTGGCTCTTGAGGAGTCCAACCGACGTACTGCACTTGGACTGATGTCCGCATCAGTCGGCAAATCACTACACCTAGGAGAACATGACCGAGCTACTCTCACCGAAGCATATCAAGCAACTCTTGCTGATTGGAATCTCTTTCTTTTCGACGGCTTTGGTTCTTTTGATCCTGATCTCATCTACAACAGAATTGAGTACCTGGCAGCAGGTCTTGATGCGCGGATCATCTTTCTAGATCACCTTTCCATCCTCCTTAGTGGTCTTGATGGTGATGAACGTCGCATGATTGACACCACCATGACCAAGCTACGTTCCCTTGTTGAACGTACTGGTGTTGCCATGTTCCTCGTTTCACATCTACGACGAACAACAAATGACACACCGCATGAGGAGGGTGCCCGCGTCACTTTGGGACAGTTGCGAGGATCTGCAGCCATTGCACAACTCTCTGACGGAGTTATTGCACTCGAAAGAAACCAGCAGAGCGCATCTGGAGGAAGTGATACGACTGTGCGAGTCCTTAAAAATCGCTATTCAGGCGAGGTTGGCATCGCGTGCCACCTGAAGTACGACCTATCCACCTGTAAGTTCAATGAAACCGAATACGAAGAAGAGTTCGACCCCAGTACAGACTTCTGAGCACAACTCATCCCCACGTGTTGTTGTATATCCAGGAACAGTACCTGCTATTGGTCCGAAACCTCCCACACCTGAAGCCGTAGCTAAAGCACAGTTTGTCGATAAGACTTACGTGTGGAAGCAGCAATGAATTTAGTCTTTGATATTGAGACAGACGGCTTATTCCATGATGTTACCCAGATCCACTGTATCGCTATCTTTGATCTCGACACCAAACAGACTCATGTCTTCAATGATGTCGGTAGTGAGGATCCTATTACAAAAGGCCTCCAGTTACTTGAAGACGCAGATACGGTTATCGGTCATAACATCATTGGTTACGATCTTCCTGTTATCCATAAGCTATATCCTTGGTTTCAAAGGGTGGCTGGGGTTCTGGATACTCTGGTTCTTAGCCGTTTGTATCACACTGATCTTCTAGAGCTTGACCAAACACGCAAGTGGAAACACATGCCATTGCAGTTGTATGGTCGCCACTCGCTAGAAGCATACGGCTACAGATTAGGAGAGTACAAGGGATCGTTTGGTAAGACCACTGATTGGAAAGAGTGGTCACAAGAAATGCAAGATTACATGATTCAAGACGTTACTGTTACTACAAAACTTTGGCAACACTTCCACCGATACCTGATTGGGTCTTACTAGAGCACAGGGTCGCACAACTACTTACTGATCAAGAAATCTATGGGTGGTACTTTGATGAAGCTGCTGCACGGGAACTTGAATCGTCTCTCCGACGAGAGTTGGAAGGGCTTACTCAATTACTACGCAACAGGTACCCTTACGTTAAAGACCGAGAATTTACTCCTAAACGACCTAATCGAACCACTGGATACGTGGCGGGAGCACCGCTCACAAAGCTCAAAGAGTTCAACCCTACCAGTCGTGATCACATCGCCTGGGTAATGGAGAAGCTGCATGGCTGGGTTCCTGATAAGACAACAGCAAGCGGCAAGACTGCCATTGATGAGGTCGTACTAAAGGAGATAGGCACAGAAGAATCCCTGCAGTTCTTCCGCTGCCTTGAACTGACCAAACAGCTTGGCATGTTGTCGGAAGGCAAGAATGCCTGGCTAAAGCTGGTCAGAAACAACCGTATCCATCACCACTGCTCAGTAGCTACGGTTACACATAGAGCAGCTCACCGTAATCCAAACCTTGCCCAAGTCCCAAGCGACCTGAACTTCAGGAAGTTGTTTGGTGCTACTCCAGGCCACGTCATGGTTGGCGCTGACCTTAGTGGTATCGAGCTTAGAATGCTTGGCCACTACCTAGCAAGGTATGACGGTGGACGCTATGCAGACATCCTCCTGAATGGAGACATCCACCAAGAGAATGCCGACAAGATAGGCATCTCAAGACGACTAGTTAAGACCGTAACTTATGCGTTCCTTTATGGAGCAGGCGATCAAAAGATTGGCCTGTCATACGACCCCCAGCTTCCCCCGAACGAGGCGAAAGCAAAAGGTAGAGAGATTCGTCAAGCGTATCTCGACGCAATTCCAGGACTTGAGAAACTCGTTGACGCCACAAAGAAAGCTGCTGATCGGGGTTACATCCGTAGCATTGACGGTAGGCGCATCGTTGTTGCTTCCCCGCACAAGGCGCTGAATATGCTCCTGCAGTCATCTGCTGGCTGCGTGGCGAAGAGATGGCTTGTCTTGGCAAACGATAACTTTCCAACCATAGACAACGAGTATTTATCTCACACTCATCAGCTTGCATTCATTCACGACGAATTGCAGTTTGAATGCCTACCTCTGTACGCAGAAGACCTCAAGCAACACCTTGAGATGTGTGCAGCACTAGCTGGTGAATACTACGAACTCCGAATCCCTATTGCTGCCGAAGGGAAGATCGGATCCACCTGGGCAGATGTACACTAATGGCTGTTAAATCTAAAACTGCACTGGGTCGGGTTGAGTTCCAATCCCGTGCAAAGTTCAAACACACACGACAAGGTAACGGCACTCGTAGTCTCCCTAAGCGTGGCCGCAAGCTACGACGGGGGCAAGGTAAATGAGTCTTCTTATCGATGCAGACTATATTGCCTACAAATGCTGCGCCGCTACCGAAACAGAGATTGACTTCGGAGAAGACCTCATCGTTGTCACCTCTAATTTCAGTGAAGCCTACAAGTACGTTGAGCGAGAGTTATTTAACATCGCCAATGATCTTGGATGCTTTGACGATTCTATTCTTTTCTTTTCTGATTCTGTCAACTTCCGTAAATCTATTGATCCAGCGTATAAAGGACATCGAAACAGAAAGTAGCCGTGCGGCTACAAGAGGGTCATCAACAAGCTCAAGGAAGAGTTTCACGTCGTTGTGATGCCTACCTTAGAGGCTGATGATGCTATTGGGATCTATGCCACCAAAGAAGAGGGTCACATAATCTGCTCACCCGATAAGGACATGAGACAGATACCCGGTGACCTCTTCGATCTAACAAATGGTGTAGTTACCATCACTAAAGAAGAAGGTGACCGTTGGCATCTGATTCAAACGATGGCTGGTGATCAGACAGACGGTTATGCCGGAGTTCCCAGCATTGGTATTAAGAGAGCAGACGCTCTACTAACTGAGAAAGGAGCTACATGGCAAACCGTTCTTGAGGCCTTCCTTGATAAGGATCTCACCGAAGAGGACGCATTGCGTAATGCTCGCCTCGCAAAGATCCTTCAAGTAGAAGATTATGATTTCACCAATCAAACCGTCAGACCTTGGACCCCCTCCAGTAGTGACGGAACTAAAGATGGAGCAGCAGTTCAAGCTGCGCCAGATTGAAGACGCATTGCGTCACCCTGAGACACAGAAGGAAGACATCATCACTGTCTTCATGGCGCTGCAACATCAGTGCTTTGTCTTAAGCAATAACGTAGTCAACCTAGTATCTAAATGGCCAACAGCAACTCCTGTGGACCCGAGTATTACCGACGAGGCTCTATTCAAGTTTGGGATTTCATCCGAGACCAAGGACTGAACTTCCACTTAGGTAACGCTATCAAATATATCTGCCGTGCTGGTTACAAAGACAGCAAGACAGCAGACCTCACCAAAGCAATCCACTATCTACAAAATGAGCTTGAACAAGAAATCCTTCATCAGCGAACAAGCAAAGGAGTTCAGGGCTGGTTTCCAAGTGACGAACAGTACGACGCCAGCTTCACGGACTATGCAACGGACTTTGATCGTTGAGGAGTTCAAGGAGTTCCTAGATGCTGAGAACCAGCTCCTGATGGGCTACACGGTTAACGCTAGTGAATGCCTAAAGGAACTCGCTGATCTTGTCTACGTCTGCTACCAGTACGCAGAGAACGTGGGCTGGGATCTTGATGAAGCTCTCAACCGAGTACACCAAAGCAACATGAGCAAGCTTGGTGAAGATGGTAAACCACTACGTCGTGAAGACGGAAAGATCCTCAAGGGTCCGAATTACAAAGAACCAAACCTTACTGATCTCGTTTAATAATGTCTACCACCAAAGAACTGATTGCCCGTACTGGGCGTGTGCAGTCCTGGATTGATGATCCCACCAGCC